GAGAGGCGGAGCCTGCGGCCCCCGCTAGCCGGCGCTTCGGCGATCATCAACGCGCTCCACCACGATCCGGAGGGGGCCGCCGTCGCCGCCTGTCAGGGCCGCCTTCGGCTCCCAGAGGCCGGCGAGCTGGAACAGCCACTGCGCGTGTGGCAGGCTGCCCTTCTTGGCCTCGGCGATCTGCGCGCCGAGCACGGGCACCAGCTCACCGCGGAGTCGCTCGGCGGCCAGGGCGTAGACCGCGTCGCCCCAGCCCGGCAGCTTCTTCCAGTCCGACAGCGTGCTCGCGTCGCGCTCGAGCTGCCGGGCGAGCTCCTTCTGCGAGCGCGGCTCGCGGGACGGCGGCGGCAACGCCAACCAGTGTTGGAACGCAATCTGATCTGCGGTCCAGGCGTTGGCGCGGATTGGCGCGAGCTCGGTCGCCACAGCTACGCCGAGACCCGCCACGGGAACGGGACCGCCGTCAGCAGGACAGCCAGGGCCAGGGCGGCGAACATCCCCGCCTCGAGGGGGTCCATCCGTCCGATCACCAGCAGGACGACGGCGACGATCAGGACCAGCAGGGCGACCAGCGTGCCAAGGCTCATCGGTTCTTGTCCTTCTTCGGGCGCTTCGGCTTCTGGGCCATCTCCTCGAGCTTCTTCTCGCTCAGGCCTGTCGTCGTCGGCTGTCCCGCCCTGGCTCGGGCGAGGTCGGCGCCCATCAGCCGTTGCTGCTTTGCGCTCTTCGCAGGCACGGCATACCCCCCGACCCCGGATTGCCCCCATCATACACCCAGTTTCGACTTTTTGCTCCGAGCTTTCACGTCTCGCCGTACCAGAGCGCGTCCATCGTCGTGTCGAGGGCCTCGGCGAGCACGGCGAGGGTGTACGCCTTCGGCTCGTGGTGGCCGCGCTCGACGTTGAGCAGCGTGTCGTGGGCGATGCCGGCCGCCTCCGCGAGCGCCGCTCTGGTGAGCCCGAGCGCGAGCCGCCGGCCGCGGACGCGCTCGGCAAACGTGGCAATCGCCGCTCCCCGCCGGACGCGATGCTCGCCAATGCTGATCGGGACGTCCGCGACCCGGGACATCGGCACGTCGGACGCCTTCATTCGGGGCATCCCGAGAGACGGAGCGCGAGCCTGGAGCGCGCCTCCGGCAGCTCGTCCCACTCCGCCTCGGCAGGGGCGCACGGCTGACGACGCTCCCAGCCGTTGCGCTCGGCCGGCCAGCGTAGCCAGTGGCCGTCGACCTCTGCGACGTAGTCAGTGCGGTTCGGGTGTACGTACACCACGATCATCATCACCCCCTGGTGTGCGAGAGCCGTACTTGGTGCGCAGGTAGCGCGAGACGTCGCGGAGGACCTGGCGCTCGGCCTCGTCCAGCATCTCCAGGCCGGCCACGTCGATCACCCGTCGCGTCACCATCACGAGGCGGAGCAGCAGCCGGTCGGGGCTCTCTGTCATCGGCCTACAGCTCCACGCGGGGCAGCCGCTCGTCAAACTCGGTAAAGGCGTCGAGCGCAGCGGCGAGGGCCTCGATGTCGGATGACGACGGGGGCGCGCCCTTGCTGCGGCTCCACGCGCCGACCTTGTCCAGCATCCGCTCAGCGCACGCCACGACCACCCGTGCCAGCGCCAGCCTGGCGGCCTCACGCTGCAGACTGTCACTCCGCTCCCTGAGCATCGCCTCCAGCTCGTCGACCTCGCTGCCATCGCCGCGCTTCGACTCGGGGGGTTCTGAGCCGTGATTCGCCATGCCCTGCTCCTCGACGACCATGGTGCCGACGTACGCGAGCCGTTCCATCACGAACGCCAGCGAGGCGTGGCCCAGAACGTCCGACTGAAATCCTGCCTCGAACGCGGCGACGCATGCCCGCGCCACGATGCGCTGCTCGATCGGTAACGCGAGGTCGCTCATCCTCGGCGTACCTCCAGCAGTCGCTCGATCTTCTCGACGTCGTGCGGGCGGGCGACGACCGCCGCTTGCCCGCAGGCCCGCAGCTCGACCAGCGCCGCAAAGCGTGACCGTGACAGGCGCGAGCGGTCCGGCTCCGCGAAGATCCAGAGCACCCGCGGCCGGCGCGTGAGCAGGAAGTCCGGCTCCCACTCCGGGCCGAACGCCCGCACGCGCCAGCCGTGCAGCTCGGCCATATCGCCCAGCCGCCAGCGCCAGGCGTGGCGACTCAGTTTCGGCTCGACGTCGAGATAGGTCATGGTGGTCACCCCGGGGGATAGACGCAGTAGCTCCGCATGGCGGTGATCTCGAACGCCTCGCTTCGACTCCAGACGGCGATGTCGATGTTGTCGGCGCCGAGCATGCCGCGATCGGCGACGCGGTAACGACCCGGAAGCCCCTCGACCTCGACGTAGCTCCCGAGGGGGATCGACCAGCCGGCCGCGGCGATGGGCTCTGGGCTCAGAATGGAGGTGCCATCAAATGTCCGACCGTGCGGGCCATAGTCGCTCCGCACGTAGCCGGTGGTCATCGAACGGCCGCACCACGCAGCGTCGGCGGTGCGGTCGGCCGGCAAGAAAGCAAGCAGGACGCCGAGCATCAGTGGTCGCATGCCTATCCTTTCGACGAGCGCGGCGCATCCTGGGCAAGCTCGAACTGCGCGCCTGATGGCGTCTCCTTCACGGTTCCGAGTAGGAGTAACTCCGTGCGCGGGAAGAACGCCATCCCGTGCCGCCCCATCTTGTCGCCCTCGTAGCGGCGGACGACGTCGGCAAGACGATCGAGCGACTGATAGAGCACCGTCTGCGTGTCGAGCTCGTAGAACGCGAGCCATACCTCGACGCCCGTCTCGTGCTCAACCACGAGGTACTGCTCGTACTTGTCGAGGTCGATACCGTGCTCCAGTTGGCGCGTCTTGTACGTGAACGTCGCGGCGTTCTTCGTCTTGATCTCGACCCAGCGCCGCTGGCCGCTCCTGGCGGTGTCCAGGTCCGGGAGCGGCACGCGCCAGCCCTTGCCCTGGAGGCTCGGCGCACGGTCGCCGTCGGGGCCGGCGTAGTCGTAGCTCGGGATGATGCCCCAGCCAAGCTCGCGAAACATCGCGGCCACGACCTGCTCACCGCGCCTGCCCATCTTGAACTGCTCGGTGTCACGCAGCGACCTCGCTGCCATGCGCCACCCACCCATCTCGCGCCTGCCGCGCGAACAGCTCCACCTTCGAGCCAGGGCACAACGATTCGACCAGCGCGTAAAACTCGTCAGGTTTCCGCGAGTGCTCGCGGAGCGGCCCGTGGAGCACGGTCGTCTGATTCGTCAGCAGCACCGTCGGACGGCCTCTGACGGCGACCAGGCAGTGCTCCGTCCTCCCTCGGAGCCAGTCGCCCGTGCCCATCCGATCCTTCACCCACGTCAGGATCGTCTTGTGCGTGAAGCCCCAGGCGTCGAGCACGTCGAACGCCTCGCGCATGTGGGCGTTCGTTGTCCAGAGCCAGAGGATGCAATCCTCGGCCGCGAGATCCGCCACGGGCATGGCGCAGATCTCGTCGAGCGTCATGTCGGGGTACGGGTTGCGCGCCCGGTGGGTCTGGTCAGTGCTTCGGCTCGCGTACGTCCACGGCGGGTCGGCCACGATGACGCGGAACGGCCCGGTCGGCAGCGGCGGAGGCTCGGCCGCGATCTGCTTCGCATGCTCGCCCCGTGTGATCTGCTTCGCGAACTGCACCAAGCCGGCGGTCGTCAGCGGCCGTCGGGCCTCCTTGACTCGCTCAACGTACTGGCGAAACTTCGGCTCGGGGACTTTCGCCACCGTCTGCCAGTCCTTCGCCTGCTGCTTCGTCACGCCCAGGTCAGCCTGAGACGGCGGAATCGGAACGGAGTGAATTTCCCCCCGTTTGCGATAGTCTCCTGGCCCCTGCTTCGGCCCCTCTGCGAGCATCCCGCCGGCCCGCCACTCCGCCTCCAGCCTGAGCGCGGCAGCGTGGTTCTCGGCGTCGAGCCCGAGCTTCGCCGCCTTCGCGTAGCGCCGCGCTCGCTCGGCGATTTCCATCACGCCGCCGATGTCAGCCAGCGTGTGCGCCATCCGCAGGGCCTCGCGAGCGCGGTCCACCAGCGCGAGCGAGTCGATGGGCTCGGCAGTCGGCGTAGCCCACGAGCCCGTGGCAGCGTCAGACATCGATACCTCCCGTCACGATCTGCGCGTGTGCGCCGGCCGCGTCGCCGGCCTCCAGGAGCGCCGCCCTGACCTGGTACGGCGAGACCACGGCGCCCGCCCACGGCGGGGCGCGGAGTCGCAGCGCGCCGTCGGGACCCCGCCCGAGCAGCTCGAACGCCCAGACCTTCTCCATATTCGCCGTGAGCCAGCCGTCGGTGAGCGCAGCGCGAGCCCGCTCCCAGAGCCCGATATCGTCCTCCGTCGCCTCCGTCAGGGCATCGGCCCCCTCCGCCGTGCGGAGGGGGTTGGGGGGAGGGGTTAGGTCCGGTCCGGTTAGGTCCGGTCCGGTTAGGTCCGGTAGCCCCTGTACGTGCGATGCACGTGTGCCGGTGGCGTGCGCTGCACGTGTCTCGTCGGGCTCTGAGCCGTTGGTTGCCGCGCGCATCCGTTCGCGGGCCTCGCGCATGCGCCGTGCATTGGCCTCGCGTCGGTCTAGGAGCCGACCCGCGTAGGCGTCCCAGTCGTGAATTGCCAGGTCGTCGTCGAGGAAGCCGGCCGCGACCATGGCGCGGACGAACTGGCCCGGGTCGTCGTCCCAGCCGGCCGCGTCGGCGATCACGTCTGGGTCGAAGCGTGATAGGTCGCCGTTCGGGGCGTAGCGCACAGCCCACGTCCACGTGAGCACCACGTGCCCGATCGCCTGCGGCAGCGTCACGCCGAGCCGGCGCCGCAAACGTACGGTCTTCGGGTGGTCCCGGAGGCCGATGTGCAGCTCCAGCCAGTGGTCGTCCGTTCTCACACAGCCTCCACGTCGAGCCCAAGTGCGCGACGGACGGCTCGGGCGATGGCGCGGCCCATCGGGATCGGAACGCCGTTGGCGATGGCCCTGAGCTTGCCCTGCTGTGTCAGTGGCGCATCGTCAAGGAAGTCCTCCGGGAGTCCTTGGAGACGTGCAGCCTGGGCGACGGTGTACCTGGCGATACGCCCTTTTGCCCGCACACGCCGCTCTCCGGCGTGTGCGGCAGTCACCGCGTGCTCCCAGATCGGGGACTCCAACGCCACGATCCCGTCAAACGCGAGACGGCGACCGTCGATCGTCCCGAAACTGATACGCCTGACGCGGTTCTGATCCCCGCCAAAAAAGCGATTGTTCAGGACGACATCAGTAACGATGTATCCGAGGACGTGCGGCCGAGGCGCGGCCTGGACGTTCTCCATGATCCACCATGAGGGACGCACGCTCGAGGTGACACGCTCGAACTCGGGGATCAGGTTCTCGAACTCAACACCCCGTGCCCGTGCCAGGTTCGCGAGCCCGCTGAACGCCTGACACGGCGGCCCGCCAATCACCCCGTCGAAGCGGTCGGCCGGCGGGTGGAAGGCCCTCACGTCCCCACCCCAGAGCACGTCAGGGCCGCGAACAACGCAGAACCCTTCGAGCTCAAAAGCGTGATCCAGGAGCCCGATGCCAGGGAACAGAGACAGGACGAGCGGGCACATCAGAACGGCCGTTCGTCGTCAAGCTCGTCGGCGGCGTTCGTCACATCGGCGAGCAGTGCCGCGCGATCCTGCTCCTTCACAAGGCGGATGCGCGCCAGCAGATCGGCGGCCTCGTCGTCGCTACAGCGCTCGAAGAACGCCTTCGAGCTGTCCGTTTGCTTCGCCTGCGGCCAGTCGAGCATCGCCGTCCACTGCCGAAACCACTTGTGGCGCTCGTCGGCGTCCTCGTACGGCGTGCCTTTGACGATGCCATGCCACGCGCCCAGCCACCGCTCGACCTGCTTCGGGTCGCGCCGGAACGTCGGGCGTGCTTCCGTACGAACTGGGCCAGGGCCGTCTCGTATTGGTAGGTCCGGCTCCCCCTCGAAGCCCGTCTCGACGCCGCGGGCCGTGCCCTCCAGGGTCGGCTCACCGATCACGCGTGCCATGTCCGGTCGCTCGGCGAGTGCTCGTTGCTCGGCGGTGGGGTGCTCGATGACGTTGCCGCCCGCATCGACGTAGACGCGCCTGGCTTTCGGCAGGCTGTCGTCGTCCGGGATCGACATCCCGACCATGCCCAGCACCAGCCGTCGTTTCGCCTTGGTGTGGCACTTCATGAGCGCGTTGCCATACCGCTGGCCCCGCAACGGCTGGCCCTGCGCGTCGGTCAGGTCGAGATAGGCGACGTTCGTCTCCTGCCGGCCGTCCGGCATGGTTCCCTCGACCACGACCTTGAACAAGGTCCCGACTGTTTTCTCCTCGACCAGTCGGACGCGGATCTTGTGCAGGTACGCGAGCTGGTCGGTGCACGTCTTGTTGGGATAGAGGACCAGCTTCTTCCCTTTCGTCTCGGGGTCGTAGAACTCGATCCAGTCAAGAGGTCGTGTTCTCGGGTTGATCCCGAGCGACCGACAGACCTCCAGGTAGAGCGCGGCGCGCTGCGCCGATGGCAGCCCTCCCAGGTCGCCGGTCCCGAGGTAGTGATCGAGCGCCGACCTGGCCGACTCGGCGTCGGGCATCGCGACGTCGTCGGGGTCGATGTGGACGAGCTCGGTCGTCATGGTCCCTCCGGTCTGGTGGCTAAAGCGATGCGTGCGGCCTGGGCGTGCCAGTCGGCCACGGCGCCTCTACGCGCTCGCGGTGCTCGGTGCTCGACGCAGGAGACGCAGTAGCCGCTGTAGGCGTACGGCAGGTCGGTCAGTCCGCAGCCGCGGCAGCGGTCCCAGTCGGTCGCCCAGCCGTCGATGCGCAGGTGGTAGTTGTCTGACGGCGTGGGAGCAGCGCTGCCGATCGGCAGCGCCTCCAGACGGTAGCCGAGTTCGGGGACCGTCGAGATCAGCCCGCCGTGCGGGCGGAGCCGCCGCCGGAGCCTGGTCATGTTGACGCGCAGCGCGTGGCGGTACGTTTCAAGCGGCTGGTCGAGGGTGCCGAAGCCCCAGGTGCCGGCCGCGAGCTCGGCGTGCGTCGCTACCCGCCCGACGCGCCGGGCCAGCACGAACAGGATCCGGAGCTCGGTCATCGTCGGCGCGATCAGCCGCCCGTCGAGCATGACGGTTGAGCCACCGATATCGACAGCTAATCCGCCCGTCCGTACCGGAGCCTCCTCCGGCTGGGCCAGCCGTCGTCCGTACGCCTCGTGCGCCGCGGGGTCGTGCACCTCCACGTCCGCGCGGACGAGGTGCCCCGCCACGATCATGCTCGCGGCGATGCAGCCGTCTCCGCAGCCGGGCCCGTCGATCCGTCGGCCGTGCAGCCACGGCGGCGCGCTCATCGCCTGGCCCTCGGGTCCGGGTAGGCCAGCCCGAACAGGTCGAACACCTCGCGCTCGGTCGGCGTCTCGATCCGCTCGCCCGACCCGCCCCAGGTCAGCCAGCCACCTCGTGGCTTGATGGTTGGCGGCAGCAGTCCCGGGCGGCCGTGCTTCGTGGTGAGGCCGACCGGGCGCACGAGCTGCCGGCTGTAGGCCTCGGGCCCGGTCCGGAGGGCGAGTATCCAGCCCAGGCGCGCGCGCTCGGGTGTAAACAGGTCGATAGGGAAGTCCTCGAACCAGAAGGATTTCCACGACGGCCCCCAGACGAGCTTGCCGTCAGCTCTGGGCCGTCGGCGGATGACGTCGTGGTCGATCAGGCTGTCGAGCCTGGCGGCGAGACGGTCGTTCGGGACGGTGCGGACCACCTCGCCGAACAGGTCGCGCTCGTGGCGCAGCTCCACGGACGGAACGACGAGGATCTCGACGACGCCGCAGGTTGGCTCCCCCCGTCGGATCGGACCCGCGATGATCGCCTCGTCGCAGCAGTCGTAGATCTCGTCGAGCAGCCGCTGCGCCACGGCGTAGGCGGCGGCGTACGGCAGGAGCTGCTCAGTGGCGACCACGATTGGCTCCCTCGGCCTGCACCCAGGCGAGCAGCTCGTCGGCCACGGCAGACAGGAGGTCCGGGTCGATACCCGACGAGACCAGCATGGCAACTCCGTGACTCACGCCCGCATACCAGGCGACCCTGGCTTCGCGGATCGTCTCCAGGACGACGTCCGAGGGACGGTGGGCGATGATGTCGGCGAACTGGCCGCTCGCGACGTACTCGACCCAGCCCTCATCAAGCGTGGCACGCGGCGATGGGGGCTCTTGGGCGCTCACAGGGTCACCCCGTGCGCCTTCGCCCAGGCCATCGTGACGGCGAGCAGCAGGACGATGAAGATTGCGAATGCCCAGCAGAACCCGGCGATCCAGGTGCCGGCCTCGTGCTCGTCGGCCGGCAAGGTGGACAGGAGCTCGGCCGCCAGGCCGGCGACGATCGCGGCGAACAGCACGCGCATGATGCCCTCCAGCCCGCGCCTACGAGGCGCGCTGCTCGGCGTAGCCACGGATCGCCTGGAGCACGACCCAGCGGGCCTGCTGCTCCGGCAGGCGACCCTCGGACTCGGCCAGGTCGACCAGGACGTCCCACTCGTCGCCGGCCAGCCCGAACGCGATCAGGCGATTCTGGCGCCGGCGTGCGCCGTCCGGGGCGCGACGCCCCGCCGTGCGAATGTCGGTCAGCGTGCTCATCGGCATGCCTCCAGGAGACTGCTTCCTTCAGGGAGCAGAGGACTGGAGCGGCGCCGGAACGCGCCTGCGCTGGCAACCGAATCTCCACCGGGGGCTGCTACGCTGCTGGTGAGCGAAGGCACTCCGGCGTGCCGGAGCCCCAGTTTCTGCTCCTTTACAACCGAATCTTCGGGGTTGCCTCGGGAAAACTTCCGGGGCGTAAAAGGTTCGAAGTGAGACCTTCGGGTCTGCACCTCACGGCTGGATCTCGGTTCAGCCGGGCCGCTGTAGACCGGCCGTACGCGGGAGTCGCTGGTGGTTCGCATCAGTCCTCTACCTGCAAAGCCGCCTCCTTCAGGTGGCGGTTGTTTACGAGATCTGCCTCGTTTCGTCAGTAGCCCGCTCGTGCTCGACCGTGAGCAGTCCGCGCCGAGCGTCAGCGCGGTAGTTGCGGAGCGTGCGGTCGGTCAGGCCGTGCGATTGGGCGATGATGTCCCAGGAGAGCTTGCGGTTCGCCGCTTTGGTCGCGTTGGCCGACTCGACAATCTGCTTGATGATCTCCGGGTCGTCTTCGACGCGAGCGCGACGGCCGCGCCTGCTGAGCTGGCCGGTGAGCAGATCTTCGAGTCGTAGGAGCAGGTGTCGGTCCGCGGCCAGACCACGGCGACCGGGTATCCAGGGAGCGAAGCCGTCCGCGCCCGAGCTGTCGACGCGCCACGTCACCGTCGGCCCGTCTGGTGTGCGCCACGCGACAGCAAAGACGTACCAGAAGCCGGCCAGCCCGTGATAGTTGGCGTCGACGCCCGGCGTCGGCGACGCCGATCCAAGCAGATCGAGATGGCACCCTGCGAAGCGCGCCAGGGAGCTGTCATGCATAAGCCGCCGCGTCACGGGACTCCGCCCCCGATGCTCGACGATCGGGACCAGGCCCGGCTCGATCGGCCCGAGATGCAGCCACGACCACGCCGGGCCGCCGCCGTGAAACCCCAGCGCCTCCCCGAGGAGCTGTGGTGGGACGCAGTGCGGTGATGCATGGCATGTCCAGCGCGACGCCGTTGTCATGGTGCCTACCTCCGATGACCGGAGACCGATGGTTGCCCGGTGCTACTGCCGTAGTTGCCATAATACAAATGACGTGCACCGGGAACGAGACAAGCGGGCGGGATTTCCCGCGTTAACGAGACAAATGTCTCGGGTGCTGATGACCCTGTGGCCGGTCGCTCGACGCTACCCCGGCGGGCGGTGTTCGGGCGCACCAGCAGGTGAACGTATGGCCAGTCTAGTGCGTCAGAGCGGAAAGAAACGGAACGATTTGTCATGCAAAACGTTCCGTTTCTTTCCGCTCGTGGCCGGTACGCTGGATGGTATGGAGAAGCAGCCCCGTCAGCCGACGCCTCTCAAGCGCGTGCCCGAGCCGCCCCTCGAGGAGCGGCCGCCACTCGTCGAGTGGGTGCTGATGCTGGCAGCGTGGGGGCGGGAGGCGCTGGCGAAGGATGCCGATGCCGCCGGGTCGGAGGCTGGCACGATCCGCAAGCGGGGCCGTCCGGGGGCGGGCTGACTATCCCATAGTGCAATGGACCCGCAAGGATCACTGTCACCATCCAATAGCCGGCCGCTCCAGGTCGTCCGCACCGACCAGCAGTGTTTGCGCCCGAGCTTCACCCCGCCCGGATCCAGCGCCACCGTCACCCGCAGCCCGAGCACGCGGTACGAGAGCCGTTGCTTCTCAGCCGACCCCGCCGCACTCCTGACGCCAGCCGCCACCTCGCGCCAGAACCGCTCAGCCGCAACGATCTGGTCGGGCTCGACTCTCGACGGCGCCTGCCGCTCCAGGCTCGCCAGCAGCTCGACGTGGCCCGCCTTCGTCTCCTCGTCCTGCTTCTGCTGGGCGAGCGTCGCCGCGTAGGTCTGCGTCCCAGGGGCAAAGTCCAGCAGGATGGCAACGGCGTTGCCGATCCTCCGCTCCAGCTTCGCGATGTCAACACGGAGCGTCTCGATCTGCTGCTGATAGCGCTCCCACGCCTCATCGGGATCGGCGGCCCGCTTGAACGCCTCGGCGCGCAGGTCGTCGTCGGCCAGCACCGTACAGAGCTCGTCGAACACGTGGCGCTCGATCGCCTCGGCATGGACTTGCGGCGCACGGCAGGTCCGCTCGACGCCAGGGAGCGGATATGACCGCTCGCAGGAGTAGCGACGATACCCGTTGTTGACGTCGCACGAGAGCAGGCCCCCGCACGCGGCGCAGAACAGTCGCCCCCGGAGCGCGTACGGGTCGTCGGTCTCCCCGAGACGGGACCGGCGCACCTGCTTGCGTGACGCCATCCCGTCCCTCGCTGCTGCCAGATCGGCCAGGCTGAGCACGGCCGGCACCGCGAACACGTGATGCTCGTCGTCGGGCCGCCGCTCAGAGAGATACTTCCGCCGGCCGTCTGGATGTCTGGCTGGCGTCCGCTTGACGCGCCCCCAGCGATACTCGCCGCCATAGATCGGGTTGCTCATCAGGGCCGAGATCGTGCCGGAGTGCCAGCGTCCCTTACCGCTCGGCGTCGGCACACCGTCCGCGTTCAGCCGCTCCGCGATCCGCCCCATCGTGTCGGTCGCGAGCTCGCGGACGATCCGCTCCATCACCGCGAGGCTGTCGCCCGCGGCGTACCCGATCGGCTTGCCGCGCTCGTCGCGGACCTTCTCCAGGCCGTAGCCAGCCACGCCGTTGCAGATCGGCTGGCGTCGCGCCAACTTCCCCGCGATACCGTTCTGGGTCCGGGCGAGCGTCTTCATCCGCTCGTACCGTCCGACGGCGGCCTGGACCGTCTCCATCAGCTCGCCTTCGGGTCCCGAGGCGACCTCCATCGTCACGTAGTGGATCGCGACCGCCGTCTTTGCGATCTCCTCCTTGACCCAGATGTGCTTGCCGAGCTCGCCGGAGAGGCGGTACATGTCGTAGGAGATCAGGTAGTCGTAGCGCCCCGCTTTAGCGTCCTCGATGTTCTGGATCAGCTTCGGACAGTCCAGCTCGTCGCGCTTACCGACCTCGATGACGATATCATCGGGATCGACGTCCGCCTCGAGCACGGCCGCTTTCAGTAGGCACTGGCGGACCATCTCGTCGGGCGAGTAGCCCCGAGCGAGCTCCTCTTTCGACTCGCGGATGTAGACACGGCCCCGCTTGCGTACACTTGTCACGTAGTCCTCCTTCACAGGACTGCCAGCCCCGGAGCGTCTCACCGCTGCCGGGGCATCATGTTACCTGGGCTGGTCGTCGTTGGTGCCCTGCTGCTCGGCGCGTTGCCGCGCGGCCGCGCGGCGCTCCAGCGCCTCGTTGAGCAGCCAGACAAGCTCCGCGTTCATGGACCGCATATCCTCGCCGGCCGCCTCCTGAAGTTTGGCGTGCGTGGCGTCGGGAAGCCGGATGGTGATAGCCACGAGACCGGGCCTCTTCCTCATGGCGCAGAGTATAGGCCAGTGGCGCCATTTATCTACCTGACCTATAGCGGAGTATAACAGAGTGGCCGCCACGGTGGTTGCCACATGGTGTCACCTTTGCGTAGACTCAGCGGAGAGAGCAGCCCCGCCGGTGCTCGTACCACGGAGAGGACGCCGATGCCCGATCAGAACGAACTGGCTTCCCGCTACCTCGCGCTCAACGCTGCCCTCCTGCGCTGCCGCTGCGCGTCCATGGCCGAGCGGCAGCGCGCTCTCGACCACGCCGCCGTGCTTTTCTCGGCACTGATCCAAGAAGGCGGTGACCAGGGCGACGAGGGGCTGATACGGGTGCTCGAGCGCCTCGGCATGAGCACCGAACGCGCGGCGCAGGTCGTGCTCGCGATGCAGCAGGACCAGACGCTCGTTGATCTCAGGAACCGTGAGCCGGCCCGGCGGGCCCGAGCCGAGGATCAGGACCAGGCCGAGCTCGGCGACTGACTACCGGGCATGCTGCATGAGGGCGGCAGCGTAGCCCTCGTAGTACGCGGCGCGCTCGGCGTTGCCCGCGGCTCGCGCCTCCTCGGCCGCCGCCAACGCCCCCGCGACGGCCATCTCGCGGCTACGGCTCGCTATGGGATGCGGCGCTACCGGCTCCCGGGTCGGGATGGCACCGCGCCGCTCCTTCCTCCCGACCCGCCGATAGCTGGCCTTGTTCGCGCACGCTTTCGAGTCGAATTGCTGCTTGCCGACGGCCTCGAACGGCGCGCCGCAGACGGGGCACGTCTTGCTGCGAACCTTCCGCATCGCGGCAATCGCTCGGGCCTGTTCCGTCGAGATCATCATGGTGGCAGTATAGCACGAATGTCAGGATATGCCGCATATCGCCGCGCTATTCCTTGCGCAGTGTCAGGATTTAGCGGTATTATATGGGGGTGAGGCGAGACGCCCACGACACGAAATGGCCGCCTGGTGTTCGTATCACCAGGCGGCCCGACCGCCTGGAGGCCATTTCCATGACAGTCAACACCAGTCTAGCCGACGCGGGATCGCTCTCGTCAACGTTCACGGGCCGCGTGGCCTCGGTCAACCCGAAGGGGCTCAAGCTGGAAGGGCACGACACCTGGGCCAACTACTCCAAATTCGCCGTGGGGATCGTCGCCCCCGAGCGCGGCGACACCGTCACCGTCACGGTGGACAAAGCCGGCTTCGTCCGGTCCGTGACCCTGCTCGATGGACCCCTGCCCGTGGCGGGCGCCAGCGACGTGCCGGCCGCTCCGAGCGCGAAGGATCGCACCATCACACGGCTGGCCGTGCTCAAGGCCGCGGCCGAATTCGCGGCCGCTCGGCCGCAACTGAAGTCGGGCGACGTGCTCGCTATCGCCGAGTCGTGGGAGCGCTGGGCGCTCCGCTCGGACGACCCGGCCGACGACCTCGCGGAGGCGTTCTGATCCAGCTCGGGCCGTCGCTGTGCCGGCCCGTCATAACTGGGATTAGATCGGGTGTAAAGGAGAGGGCCGAGCGGTGGGTGACCATCCGTACCGCATGGTGATCCGCTGCACCGTCTGCGAGCAGGATCTCGCCGGGGCCAGCGCAGCGGAGCAGCACTATCAGGCGATGCTAGGGTCACTGGTCATGGTCGCTCGGCTGCACCGTGAGCAGGTTGGCGAGAACCATTGGATCATCTGGCGCTATCTTGGAGAGGACTAAGTGATGGCAACACACCGCGCATGCTCCGGCTGCCTGGACGGCTGCACCCGCGAGAGCGCTGTTCACTGCACGTCTTGTGTCAACGAGCCGTGGCCGTGCGACGCTACCGTGCTGAGGGCGGCGCTCGATAAGGCCGCCGGCCGGCTCGGGTACCTCTCGACCGTCCTGAGCCATAGCAACAAGCCCAGCAATGCAAAGGGGGCGTTGGAGTGGAGCGAGGAAGCCCGCGCCGTCGTGGAGGGCTGACCGATGGGCAAGCAAGTTGTCTGGGCTGTCGTTGCTCCTCGCCACGGCCGGCCAAGCCCCCTCTTCCCCGACGATGCGCGGCACGTCACCCATCTGGTGTTCCCTGTCGCTGAGGAAGAGGGGTCCGGGTTCTTCCTCGGGTACTCGATTTGTCACACCTACGAGCGGCCGTACGATCTCGTGTGTCAGCTTGGAGAGACGTCAATCGTGGCACCGTGCGGCGAGTGCCTGACGGGACTCCTGAGCGGATACCACGCGCTGCGTGAGGATGATTGATGCCCCGCACATCCCGCTGGGTCGCCAAACATCGTGAATGTCAAGTGGCTGTTGACAACGTGGCAGCGAAGTACCGAGCCGAGGTCGAGCGGCTGCGGAATGCACTGACCTCGGCCGCCTCCTCGATTCATGACAGCCATCGGCAGTCCCCGGAGGAGACCATCGAGACGTGTCGAACGATCATCTGCGAGAACAACTGGGCCGCCCTACAGGGCGAGCGGGTGGGTTAGATAACCATCTTTTTGTCGGCCAACCAGGAGGTGACCATGCATGAGGACGCTCGCGCCGAACGCGCCATCCTCAGTCATGCCGAGGCGTACCGCATCTTCGAGGAAGCGCGCGAGCAGCGTGAACGTGCCGAGGCCGCCGAGGCCGAGGTCGAGCGGCTGCGCACGGCGTTGCGCGACCTGTTGGCATTGGCCGAGACCGAGCTGATCCCTGCGGGGTATCGGGATGCCGACGTGCCCCTCCTGTTGGCCGATCCCGTGCTGCGGCAAGCCAGGGGCGCACTCGGAGAGCGGCCGTCATAAAGCCGCGTACGTCGGACACGCAGGAGGAGAGATGCACGCCAGCCCTGACGACATCGAGTACGCCTGGCGCTGCGACTGCGGCGCTGAAGAACACACCCTGGGACCACTCCCGCAGGGCTGGGAGATGATCCAGACGGGGCCGGACGGCTGCGAGTACCGCTACGTCTGCGAGCGGTGCACGGCTCACCTCTGACCAGTGGAGTGCCTAACACCATGTGTGATACGCAAACGCTCGTGCCGATTCCGGACGTTCTGTGGGAGTCCGGCGAGGTGGCCGGGTTCGATCCTGGACATCCGGAGTTCGGCCTGGACGACCAGGGGCGCCGCTGCCTGGCGCTGGACACCTGCATCGTGCCGGCCGTGCACGCCCTCTGGGCGGCTGGCGTCATCACGGTCTCGTGCTGCTGCGGCCACAGCGACGGCACCAACGGCGTCATCACGATCAAGACGGTGGCAGCAACGCAGCGCATTGGGACCATGCTCATTCGGGTCGAGGAGTACGACCGACTTCGGGCGACAGGATAGGTGCCCGTCATAACGGGCGGTAGCTCACGCGGGCGGATACCTGTACCCCTTGCCCACGGTCAGCAGCCACGTATACCGCACCCCATTGGCGCCGTAGCATTCCTCGATGTCGGCCGGCGACGGCGCGCCGAGCGGTAGCCACGTCGAGGCGCGCTGGGCCGGCAGTGTGCCGTCCTGCGCCATGAGCTCCAGCAGGCCGCTCCCGACGCCCGAGCGCCACGGCGCGTACGGGTCCTCCGTCGGCGGCACGGGCGGGCGGGGCTGCCCCTCGGCCTCCGGATGGCGAAGCCGGACCATCGAGAACGGCCCGAGCCAGCCGAATTGCTCCTTGCTCATGTGCTGGGTCACGCCGCCATAGCCAGGAGCCGGATTCGCTAAGAGCAATCGTTGGCCGTCGAACCCGCGCACCCCGCTCCAGTGTCCGCCCGCGCCCCAGGCCCGGCCGCCGATCATGAGCGGGTGCAGGCTGGTCTGCGCCTCCTCGGCCACCTCCGCGAACGTCACGCTGCCGTCGCTCTCGCCGACATACCCGTTCTCGCCATAGTGCCTCGAGGCCCAGGCCGCCAGGTCGACCCCGGAGGCGTTCAAGAGCCCCAGGCTGGTCGAGACCACACCCTCTGCCAGCATCGACCCCTCGAGCCAGCTTTCCGTCGGCTCACGCTGGTACGACCAGAGCGCCCACCGCATCGAGGTCGGCGCGCACGACCAGTCGTCATTCTGGGCGAACGACGGGTACAGGCAGTCGTAGCTCGGGAGCGGTGCTGGTGTCGTCATTTCATAGTCCCAGGTCTCACTGTTCGGGTCCCACGGCACGGAGGTGTCGATGCCGTCCCAGTCACCGATGCCGGCCGCCGCTGCCCCGTACCAGGCCCCCCAGCCGCCCTCACGCGCCCGGTTCAGGGCGTACCGGATCGCGTCCCGCCAGGCCGCCTCGACCTCCGGTTGCCAGCCCGTCAGCTCCGTAAAGGCGCCCCCCATCCCCATCACGCTCTGGCCCGGCACGCCGTACTGCGGGTACGACGGGCCGCCGTAGTGCAGTTGGAAACTCCAAAAACTTGACCCAGTGGGGAATGTCCCGACGGCACAATACTCGGTGACGCCGCCCTCGCTCATAGCGACGGCAACGGCCGTGTCGCCGTCGATCCCACGCGGCGACGCTGCCTCGCGGATGAACAGCTCGATGTCGGTCACGTCCGGACCGCCTCGCGCACCAGCCGGATCGTGCCGGCCCCAGGCGTCACGGGCCCGAGGTCAGCGTCGGTGATCCGCAGCGACCACCACAACGTCACCGTCCCCACGATCCCGGCCTGGTCCTCCTGCAGCACCGTCACGGTCGCAGTCGACCCCTGCACCTCGATGCCGGCCCCAAGCGCTTTGGCGATCAGCGCCACCTCGTCGTCATCGTCGCGCGACAGCTTGGCCCGCCACTCCGCCGCCTCCGCGGCCGGCGTCCACGGCTGCCCGTCATCAGCCAGCAACGGGTAGACAATGCTGAACTGGTCCCCCAGCGCCACGGGCCCCAGCTGCTGGTTAAACTGGCTCAAGCTCGGCCTCCCTCCGTCGTGCCACTCCGGTCCACTCGTAGCGGACCTCCCCGTACCCCACGGGGCACGCCCCGAGTCTGGCCTCCGCCGTGGGGGTAGCGAGCTGCCCACGGGCCGTCCCAACCAGGATGACACCGGTCGTGCTGTACGGCCCCACGGACGGCGGCCGGTTCGGCAGCGAGCCGCTCGCGGCCGTCCCCCGCGACAGGAGCGCTGAGCCCGCCCTGTTCGCGCGCCGGCCAGCGGACCCGATCCACCCCCGCCCCACCAGACGCGCCTGCCCGGCGATGACAGCAACGCCCGTGACGGACGCCCGCGCCCGCCCCCCGAGGGCTCCCGCCCCAGCCCGAGCGGCCGTCCCGGCCGACTGGCCGGTCGCCACAGCCCAGACCCGTCCTGCCCCTTCGGCGCCCCCGCCATCACCACGGACGCTCGGGTCATCCCCGAGGGCAGTGAGGTCGTCGCCGAGCACCGTTGCCATCAGTTATGCCCGAGGTAGCAGACCTGGAAGCGGGCGCCGACCGCCAGGTTGACGCTCGACCCGCTCGACTGCGACAGCGCCACCTGCAGGTAGTCGCCAGCCGCCACCGCGTGCAGCATCGTGATGTGACGGATGTTGGTGTTCCCGCCCGTCGGGTCCCGCGAGATTGTGAACGACTCGAACGCCGCGCCGTTCTTGCGCAGCTCCAGCACGATCGTCCCCGAGGCCATCGCGTCCATCACCCCGTACACGTTGATGAGCCAGAACGTCCCGCGGTTCGGCGTGATCTTGGTGTTGTCGGCAGGGTCGTGCATCGCCTGAATATCCGTGATCTCGCCCGTCCAGGGCACCGGGGTGAGCGTCCCCGTGATCGCCGTCGTCCCCACCGTGTAGGCCACGCAGATCGGCAGCTGGGCGATCTTGGCAACGCCGATCGCCGCCGCGGCGTTGATATCGGCGTCAGCTATCGACCCTGCCGCATAGTCCCCAGCGGCCACCTGGCCCCACCCACTCTGGCCCGTGCCCGTCCGACGGAGCACCCCGGCGGACGCCCCTGGCGTGGACGCCCCAATCCCGAGCTTCGTGGCGAGCGCTACCAGGTTGGCCAGGATGCGGTTGGTCGCGGTCGAGTGGGCCTCCGCGGTATGGAACGTCGCCAGTGGGTTCGCCCCGACCGCGGCCGGGATGTCAGGGGTGCCCGTCGGGAAGTCGACCATCAGCTCCCCCTCCTCAGTCCAGGCTCAGCGTGCAGCTGGTGATGGTGTGCGTGCCCTGCGCCCCGAACACCTCAGGCACGATCCGCTGCAGGAGCCCCGCACCGACCGCCAGCAGGTCGAGGACCGGCCCGCCGGACGTGGTTGCGAGCGTCAGGTCGTCGGTCGTCCTCGCTGCGACCCAGTAGACGGTCCCCTCGACCAGCGGGGCCGGCAGCGGGTCGCCAGAGCCCGCCCAGACCACCACCGCGTCGTTGACGGAGAACCCGTGGGCAGCGCACTCGAGCGTGTCGTTCGTGCTGTCAGGGACCACGAACGCCTGCGGCACGGTCCCGCCGTTCGGCGTCATCCCCAGGAACGTGCCGGCCGTCACGGCGTCCCAGAGCCCGAGCCAGCGGACCGTCTGGCCCGCGGGCACGTCGAAGACCAGCGTGCCCGTCATCGCCTTCGAGCCGGAGGCCGCCGCCGCCCAGGCCGCAGCCTTGCGCGCGTAGGCAGGCCCGCCACCCGCGAGCTCGTTGGCACCCGTGGCCGAGTACGCCGAGTGCAGCGACCCGTACTTCGCACCCACCGTCTGGCTCTCGTCGAGCGCGTCGAGCATGGCCGACTTCGCCGTGGTGCTGAATCGCATCTAGCCCCCCCTGATGAGATAGTGCAGTCCCAAAAACGGCATCATGGTCGGCACCGTCGTCGCGCCATACGCGGCGTTGGGAGCCGTGGCATCGGTCGCCGTGTTCCCCGTGGCCGCGTCGGTCGCAGCCGCCGTCGGGCCGGTCGTGTTCTGGGCCGTCGGCGTGCCCGTGTTGGTCGCTGATGGCCCGGCCGTGTCCCCTGTGGCCGCGTCGGTCGCAAGCGCCGTCGGGCCGTCCGTGTTCTGGGCCGTCGGCGTACCCGTGTTGGTGGCCGACGGCACGGCCGTGGCGCCCGTGGCCCCGTCGGTCGGCGTGGCTGACGCCGTGCCCGTGTTCGCGGCCGATGGGGCGCCAGTGGCGGTCGGCGCCATCGCCGGCGTGCTGTCAGCCGACGGGGTGCCCGAGGCGAGCACCCCGAGGGCCGGCAGGTCGACGTCATGCGCGTGGTTCGACGCGCTCACGTTGACCACGGCTAACGTCCCCTCGTGGACGCCCGTGACCGCGCCCGACGCGACCGCCACGCCAGACGCCAGGGCGTGGTTGTGGTTGAGGTCGTGCGTATGCCCCGACAGCGTATGGCCGTGCGCGAGGTCGTGGGAGTGCGTCCCTGGCCCGTGGGTGTGCGACCCTGGCCCGTGGGTGTGGCCGTTCAACCCGTGCGTATGCGACCCCGGGGGGTGCTCGTGGAGCCCTGGCCCGTGCGTGTGCGCCCCTGGCCCGTGGGTGTGGCTGTTCAGCCCGTGGGTGTGCGACCCCTGGGGGTGCTCGTGGAGCCCTGGCCCGTGCGTGTGCAGCCCTGGCCCGTGGGTGTGGCTGTTCATCCCGTGGGCGTGCGACCCCGGGTGCGTGTGCGCGGGCCCAGCCACCGTCTCGGCGCCCCCCGCTCCACCTAACGGGTGCGCGCCAGAGACCCCCAGCACCACCCGGCCGACCAGGTTCGGCACGTTGAACGTGGTGGACCCGTCGCCCACGCCGTAGATCCCCCCGATCGCCGCAAACAGCCCCGGGTGCGCGGCCCTCGAGACCGCAGCGCCGTCGCAGCGCAGCCAGCCCGCGGGCACCCCGGCTCCCGCGTACGGCCAGATCGTCCCTGGCGGGATCAACCCCGCGATCGTCGCGGGAGCAAGCGTCGGGTTCGGGTACGTGCCAGTCAGGGCCCCACCAGCGGGCGAGCCGACCACGATCGGCGGGGCCGGCGCTGTGGCACCACCATCCATCGAGAGCCGGATGCCGGCCTCGTCGAGCTCCAGCACGGCGACGTCGGCGTCAGGTCGCAGCCAGCGCCGAGCGAGCCCGCGGCCCGCGTAGCCGCGCTCGGCCGCGATGATCTGGGTGACCTGCTCCTCGGAGGGCTGGGCCCCCGTGTCGACGTCCTGCCAGACTGGCATCGGCTTACCGCATCACCAGGTAGTTCCAGGCGTACGTCGTCGCCGCGGCCAGCCCGGTCGTGCCCGACCGCAACACGAACGAGGCGGTGGTGGAGTCGGTCGCCTGGTCGCAGTCCACGATCTGCGCCCCGGTCAACGCCCGTGTCAGCCGGTTCGAGGGGACCACCAGGACCCGCGGGTTGAACGCCCAGGCCGTCGCGTACGTCAGCGTGACGACGATCGCCGACGCGGTGGGGGCTGCCCCCGTGGTCACGAAGATCGTCCCAACCGTGTCCGACCCCGTCACGCTCACCGAGACGCCAGCCCCGCCGGCCCCAGGGCCCGCGGCGAGCCCTGGGGCTACCCCCAGGATCGTCGAGAGGTGGCCGGCCGTGTCGACCGCGAGCTTGCCGCCAGCAAACATCCAGCGGTTACTGGCGTCGAGCCGGAGCCCCTCGAGCACGCCCGTCCCTGCCGCGTCGGTCGCCGCGACCACTGCCTGGTTGTTGGCCGTCTTGACCGCGGCGGCGCCCGTCAGCATGGTCGCATAGCGGGTGTCCAGCCCCCCGTCGGTGAGCTGCCCCGCGAAGAACACGCCGCTCCGCACGTTGGCGTTGGTCGCCATAATCGTGTTCCAGAGCGGGCCCGCGATGCCGGAGCCCGACACCCAGATGGCATCGGTGCCGGCCCCCGTCCCCTGGTTGTTGATGACCAGGCCCGCTAGGTCGTCGGCGTTGGCTGCGGACGCGTTGCCAGGGAAGCCGGTGCGCGCGACCCGCGGGACCACGTCCAGCGCCAGGCAGAACATCGCCGGCGCGTTGTTGGTGATCCCGCCCCCCGCGTACGCCCCGTTGCCGGTCGTGCCGTTGAGCGAGAACGTGGTGGGCGACGTCACCGTGATCGTCCAGCGGCCGTTCGCCGCGGTGTTGCCGGTGACCCCGTGGACCACCACCACCTCGCCCGTCACCCAGCCGTGCGCGGCGGTCGTCGTCACCACGATCGGGGCCGCGTTGGTCGCCCCCGAGACGGTCCACTCAGCCACGCCCGCCTCGTCGGCAAGCTGGATCTGGAGGCCGGTCCGGTAGGCCCAGTCCGTCGGGTCGGGCGGGCTCCCGCCGATCTTGCCGGACCCGCGATTGGCCTGGAATAGGTGCATGATCGGCCGCATGAACGATGCGGGCACGAGGTTCCGCTGCCGGAACATGACCCAGGTGTCGGGGTGGAGCATGCCGACGAAGTTCTCGGCCCAGTCCCGCCCGAACGCGATTGCGGGGGTCGCGACGTCGGCGGCCGTGGCCCGCCGCAGCAGCGAGATATCGCCCGTGCCCGAGGTGTTGACCGATCGGAACGCGCCCGCGCCGTTGACCGTGAACCAGTTCGCGCGGTACTCGCCCGCGTAGGCCACATTTGCCGACGGGCCGGAGTCGGTGACCTCAAACACGGTCGCGCCCGAGGCCGAGTGCTGCACCCGCAAGTGCCCACCCGCGGCGTTGCGGTTCCGGATCGTCAGCGCGGCGGCCGCCGCGTCCACGACGCCCGTCACCAGCAGCGACATCGACCGCCCGACCGTCCCGTTGAACAGGGTGTTGATCATCGTGTTCGGGTTGGGGACGCGGATCAGGGTCCGCGGGCGAAACTCGGGCAGCCGCGTCGACATGTCAGGCACTCCACATCGCGTCGGTGTTCCACAAACTCACATCCCAATATCCAGGACGCTGCAGCACTGTGAGGGACACCACCGCGACCATCTCCCAGCGGCGCCCAGCGGACCCTGGCACCTCGACCTCTTCCTGCGCGACGTTCTCGACCTTGACCGACAATTCGCGCCCACGGTGGTCTCGCAGCGCCACGGGCCCCTCCATCTGCAGCGACCAGAGCTGCGCGAACAGGACCTCCGGGTCTCGACGGTCTCGCGCCCGGTTCAGCCCCTCGGTCGCCTGGCCCAGGTGCAGATGGTAGACCCGCTGCTCGGTCGCGTCGACCGACACGGCCGCCCTCGCCTTGAGCGCCCGCAGCAGCGCGGGCACCGTCTCGGTCGAGGCCAGGTCGACCCTGGTCCCGATCTGGTAGCCCGCGGTGAGCGGCTCGACGGGAATCACCGTCTCGCGGGGCGAGGTCGTCATCTGACCCTGGCTCTGCCAGGCCCCGCCCTCGGCCTGGGCGAACAGCTCTGCCGTGACGTCGGTGCCGAGGTTGTCCAACTGGACGTCGAAGCGCCTGAGGACCTTGTACGCGGTCGCGTCGTCCCAGTCGTCGGTCGGCAGCACGATCGTCGCGGTCGAGGCCAGCGGGTACGGGTCGGCGCCGTAGAGGCGGTGTCGCTCGAGCGCCTGGAGCGGGGTTGCCGCCTTCGGCAGCGCCTGGCGGAACACGCGCACGCCCGCCCCGACCGACGACTCGCCCGCCATAAACAACCACGGCGTGCTCAGGTAGGTGTGGACGTTCAGCTCCGAGATCACCACGCCGTCGATCTTCGCCAGCGCCATGTGCCAGAGGATCGGCCCTGGCCCCGGCTGCACCCCCGGCTGGTCGCGGCTCATGCCGTAGCAGATGTAGGTGTCCTGGCCGTTGAACAGCGCGGCGACCACCCACGGGCCGTCAAGCGCCAGTGCGGTCACCACCCCATGGACGGGCGTCTCGTTCGGCAGCCCCATCCCCGGGTAGCACCATTCGGGCGTGTCGGCGTCGTTGCCGCGGCCGACCCTGACCCGGTCGAGCCCGCGCAGGTGGCGGGCGTAGATATAGCGGTCGTGCACCAGCGAGCAGCCGCCGTTGACGGGGTCGTAGCCGTGCCGCCAGTAGGGGGTCAAATTGGAGTAGTGCCCGCGGTGGTCCAGGTCGTAGATGCCGTCCGACTTGATGACATACGCGTGGTCGGCCCCGCCCACAGGGGCGACGACCAGCCCGACGATCGGGACCGACGGCGCCCCCACAGGGTACTCGGCCGACCAGTCGTCGAGGTTCATGACGTCGCCTGGCAGGGTCGGGTCGGCCGGCCAGAACCGCAGCCCGTTCGGTGCCGACGCCCCGCCGGCCCCCACCAGACGGGCCGCCCCGTAGCCCCCGACCACCCAGTAGGCGACCGCGACGTAGTTGAAACTGGCGTTCGCCGACCTGGTCCAGGTGACGGCGGTGTAGTCGTAGCGCAGGAGCGTGCCCTCCAGCACGCCCATGACGATGCCGCCGCCGATCGCGGCTGCCGACAGCGGGTTCTGGCCATCCGGGAGCTGATACGCAACCCAGGGATCCGCGCCGCCCTGCGGGATGCCCGTGACCCGCCCGCCGCCCAGCAGGAAGATCCGCCCCGTGATCGAGATCGAGTCGAACGCCTGCCCGACCCCAAACCCGCCCGGCATCTCCATCTCGACCAGCTTGCCCGCGGGCATGAACGCCCGCTGGTAGCGCGGGTCACCGATACACCAGGCGTAGCCGTTCGGGGCCGAGCTGCTCCGCCTGGAGTAGCCGCCGCCGCCGCTGAAGTCGTCCCAGATCCTGGGGACGTCCTGGGCGTGCTGCTGCTGGGTGATGTCGCCTGGCCCGAACCGCCCCTGGACGATGGCGGGCCGCCCCGAAGCTCGGTGCAACTGGTAGTGCACGCCGTTGAGCTGGATCTGCGCGTGCGCCCCGGTGACGGTCGCCATCAGCCCGGCCGCCAGCCCTTACTCCAGCTCCCCGGCGGGCCGGCAACCGGCCCGATCGGCGAGACGGTCGACCCTGCGCCCCACTGGAGGTAGGCGGTGGCCTTGACCTCGGCCCGCCTTTCCTCGTCCTTCCAGGGCCCTTGCTCGAAGTCGGGGCTCCTGCGGTTCAGCGCGCGGTAGGCCCGCCAGGTGGCGACCACCAGCAGCGGCTCGAGGTCGGCCATGGTCTCGTCGTCGTCGTCGACCAGCCCAGCCGAGGAGTCGGCCCAGGTCCCGCCGGCCCGGATCCAGGAGCCGTGGGGGCGCCTGACCACCAGCGCTGAGGCCCCCGAGACGGGCGACGACAGCTCGATCCAGCGGCCCGAGCCGTCGTGCACGAGGGAGGCCATCTGGCCCGTCCCGTACGCGGCGGCCGACGGGTCGCTGGTGGCGAGCACGGGCCCGAGCTGCCGGTCCGACGAGATCCAGGTGGGGCAGGCCACCCGCACGCCCGTCCCCGTGACGACGGGCAGGCGCTCCTCGAACCAGAGCCGGTCCAGCGCCTCGTTCAGCACCTCCCGCAGCCCAGGCTCGCCGAGGTGCCGCCGTCGGGCCAGCCGCGCGTGGTACTCGATCTCCTGGCCGACCCGCGGGACCAGGGAGAACAGCCCCGAGGTGTACAGGATGCCGCTCGCGCCGTCGTAGCCCTCGCGGCGGACGGCGACCTGCTCGCCGCCGAGCGCCCCGCCCGCGGCGTAGGCGACGTAATCGTTGAACGCGGTCGGGTCGCGGTCCTCGTCCACGAGCTCGTCCGAGATCAGCGTCCGCCGCGCGTCGGGGTCGGCCGCCTCCGGGGCCCGGGTGACTTTGAACATCCCCCAGCCCCCGATCTGGTCGGCCAGCGCCCGAGCGGCCACGAGCAGGGTCACCACGTTACGAGGCCGTCGTCCGGCTCGTCGTGGTGACCGCGGGCGCCGTCGGTCTGGCCTCCTCCCGAGCCCGAGCCTCCTCCTTGGCCCCAGCAGCGGCCTTGATGGCGGCTGACGGGTCTTCGGGCAGCTGGGCGCCGTACCCCCCCTGCGCCTGGACGGTGCGGGCCAGCGGGGCGATGTTCTTGAGCACCTCGAGGGCCTCGGGCGGGCCGTCCGGCTTGCCGTCGGCGTCGAACGTGACCTGCATCGGCACGCCGTTGACGACGACCCCTCTCGTGGCCTCGACGGGCTCGGCTGCGAGCGCCTCGAGCGACCGCTCGCGGGTCAGCCTGATCGCCGTCTGCTCGTCGCTCTCGGGGATGACCTCGGGGGGCGCTGCGATCTCGGCCAGCGCGTCGGCCTCGCGCTCCTCGCGGTGGCGCAGGTCGGAGAGGTCCTCGACGTTCACGATCAGGGGGGCGAAGCCCTTCGAGACGCGCTCGACGTCCGAGCCGATCGGCTCTTCCCCGGTGACATCCCTGGAGCGGCGGGCCGACCGCGACGTCGCGGAGGCGGTCGTCTCGGCTCCGGTGCTCGGTCCCCGGCTGGTGGGCGGGTTGGTGGGCATGGCTTCCTCCGTTTACAGGCCCGGCAGCTCGATGCCGAGACCCTCGCCGATGTCGTTAAAAAAGGCTTGCGCCTCGCGGGCCTGGTCGGTCCGGAAAATCTGGGCTGACTGCTCGAGGATCTCGGCGATCGGGGCCGGCACCTCGACCGACTTGCCCTTCGGGACCATCACCCGCCAGCCGTTCCAGATGACGACCTGATACGTCGGCCGGCCCGTCTCCGTCTCGAACTTGCGGTCGTCGTCGCTGCGCTCAACCGTGATCCACTTTTTCGGGCACGACTCCAGGAACCGTCGCGCTTTGGTCGCGCTCCACTTGGTGCGGCCAGGGATCGGGGCGTCGTCCTCGGGGGCCGAGACGTCGGGTGGCGCCGTTGGGCGTGCGGTCGTCATGCTGTCGCACCCGTCTCGATGCGGAGCCCGACCCATTCTCTGAGAATCTTCGCGCCGTAGCTCGTTTTCCAGCCCGCGACGCCGAACTGACCGAGCGCGTCGTCCTTGGTGGGGGTCTCGACGGGAACACCAGAAATGCGAATGCCCGAGTCGCCCTGGTCGGTGACCGACGCGGTTGGCTGGGCCTCGAGGCCGACGGTCCCGAACCAGCGCGGCGCGTAGATCAGGGCCGCGTAGACGTTCGCGCCCGTGGCGCCCGCGCCCGCGAAGAACGGCGCGTCGGTCGACTCCTCGAAGAGGACCCCGTGCAGGGCGCCGATGGTGCCCTTCACCAGCGAGTTGCCATTGTTGGCTGACCCGCCGTTGTACACGTTCATGTTCTTCCAGTCGGCGTCGTTCTGGAGGTCGTACGACTGGTCGGGGTGGATCAGGCCGTGGTAGAAGCCGTCGCCGAACCGGGGGACCTTCGCCCGCTTCAGGGTCCGGACGGCCTCGCGGATCTCGGCGCCGTTCAGGATCATGGTTGAGGCCACGGTGACCCTGGAGGTTGCCGCTCCCGCGTATTGCACGTTGGTGCCGCCGGCCAGGTCGTTGATCAGCAGGGTATGCAGGGTCTGGCCGGCCTGCTCGCCGAGCAGGGCGTACGCCTCGGCCCAGATCGGGTCAATGCCCTGGTGGACCAGCAGGTCCGACAGCTTGACCCAGGCGCCGTACTGGAGGACGGCCTTGGTGACCTTGGCCGCCGTGATCGCGGTCTCGGCCGGCGGCACGCCCTCGGTCAGGGCGGTCGTGGCGAGGGCCAGGCCCGCGCCCGTGGTGGCGACGGTGGTGCCACCGTAGACGCGCCACTCCATCGTGGTGCCCTGGTGCTTGGCGATTGACGCCTTCTGTGAGCCGCCGAAGCTCCCGAACATCGGGGTATAGGGCAGCGCCCGCTGCAGCAGCACCATGTTGTAGGCGTTGCGCTGGGCAGCTGACATGCCTGCGAGTGTCTGCGGAACAGCCATGGGTCAGTCCCTCTCTGGTCTCATCGCTCGGCCAGGTCGAGGTGGGCAAGGTCGCCCTTGAGGGCGCGCTCCACGAACGCCTCGGCGGCGTCGGTCCCGGGCCTGAGTGAGCCCAGCACCGAGCTGAGGTCGCCGCGGGGTGCGGCCCCGCCAGCAGGCGCGCCGCCGGGAGCGCGGCCGAGGCCGGCGCGGACCCGGGTGGCCTCGTGGGCGGCTTTCTCGGCCTCGTAGCGGCCCTTCCACTCGTCCCGGACCCGGGCGGCAACCGCCTCGAGCACGGCGCCTGGGTGGCCGCCCTGCTTGCTGACGTCGGCCAGCACCTGGCCCACGTCCAGACCGTCGACCCTCGCCTGGCGGAACAGCCGGTCGACGTTCGAGATGACCTTGCCGAGCTCGCGCTGGTGGACGGCTCCCGCCATCCGTCGGTTGTCTCGCCAGGTCACGAACGCCCTGGCCTGCTGGATCTCCTGGTCTGGCACGTACTCGCCGCGCTGGAGCTTGTCCACGATCTGGTCGTACTGCCGCTCGGCGTACTGGTAGTGATGGTCGGGGCCGTACCACTGGTCGTAGCCAGCTCTGGCCTCGGCATCGGCCTGGGCCGCGGCTTCAGCGCGAGCCCGCATCTCGGCGGCTTCGGCCTGGGCCTGCTCGAGGTCGCGGAAGAACCGCGGCCGGCGCTCGGACTCCCACTGCTCGAACAGTCGGCGGGTCTGCCCGCGCGTCAACTGCGGCAGGTCGGGGTTCGGCTGGTCGTCGTCAGGCCGGGGGCCGGCTTCCTCAGCCGGACCAGGATCTCCGACGGGGACAGGCGCCTCGGGCGCGGACGGGGCCTCGGGGGGCGCGGTGATCTCCGCGTTGGCCGCCTCGATGGCAGCGGCGAGCCTGTCCTCCAGGCTCTCGGGTGCGGGAGCGGCGGCCGGCGCTTCCGTCTCGGCTGCGGCTGGCTGGGGGGTCCCGACTGGCTCTTCCACGGCGTGGCCCAGAGGTCTCGGCGTTCCTCACGCCGGCTCCGGGCCGCATACGGGCCGTATCGGGTACCTGCGCCTAGTCTAGCAGAGCGGCGACGTCCTCGCTCACTGGCGCGTCATCGGCCGCGACGATGACCGTTTGCCACGCGCCGCAGTCCTTACAGCGCCGCTTGACCACCGCCCCCGAGGGCGACCACGCCGCGAGCAGCACCGCGCCGCAGCACCGTCCGGTCTTGGGATGGGTGGCGTCGCAGCGGTAGGGGACCAGCTTCGGATAGGCGATCACGCGTAGCCTCCCATCCCCGGCGACGTTCCGCCGACTTTCCGCCGACTTTCCGCTGGTTGTCCGCCGACATTCCACTGACGTTCCGCTGACATTCCGCTGGCTCTCCGTGTGACAGGGGTTAGGAGGGGTTTTAGGGGGGGTTTAGGGCGGTTTAGGGGGGTTTAGGGGGGTTGACGACGTGAGGAGTCAGGCGAAGGACTCCTGTCTCCTGTCTCCTCGTTCACCCGTACCCGCCCATCCCCGACGGCATCTGCGCTGGGAACGGCCGGCGGTTCGACTCGTCGCCGTCAGAGCCGCGCCCGAACAGGCCGCGGCCGGTCTTCCGCTTCCAGACGTCCTCGATAGCTCCCGGCGAGAAGCCCGCCGCGATCAGGTCAGAGGCGGTGTCGTGCTGGGCGTCTCGGAGCGACGGCCGCGGCGGCTGCGCGGCCTGCTGGAGGTAGCCCTGGGGAGAGGGCGGCATCCCCTGCATCCCCTGCTGCTCCATCGGTGGCTGTGGGGGCTGCATGGGCTGCATGGGTGGCTGTGGGGGCGGCATCGGCGGCTGGGGTGGCGGCGGGGGTGGCATCTGCTGCTGCCCGGGAGCTCCGACGTAGATGTTGATCGGCGTCCCTGGGAACTGTTGGGATGCAGACTGCTGGTGGTAGCCCTGGGGCTGAGCCCAGTCGTCGCGGACCGGCGGCTGCGGCAGTGGGCCGGTCGCACTGGGAGGCGCGAGCGGCAGGGCCGATGGCTGCGGGCCCATCCCCGGGGGCGGGGCCAGCGGCAGGGCCGATGGCTGCGGGCCCATCCCCGGGGGCGGGGCCAGTGGCAGCTGCGCCGGGGCGGCCGGCGGAGCGACACCCGGCCCCGCGCCGCCGCCGCCGAGGATGTTCCCGATCGTGGCGCCGAAGGCGGGCGTGCTGCGGGCGTTGGCGTCGGCCACGGCCTGCCCGCGTGGCGCCATCCAGCCCGATCCCAGGGGCGAGCCCGTGCCGAACGGCGCGTCGGGGCGGGCGTCCGCTGCCGCCTGCAGGTAGCCAGGGAGCGATGGTCGCTGCACGTCCTCAAGCCCTCCTAGGCTGCGGGCGAAGTCCCGCTGCGCTCCGAGCGTGTCCCAGATCGCGTGTGCGGCCACGGCGCCCGTGCCTGGGGCCATCTTGTCGGCCTGCTGGCCGAGCGAGAACGCCAGCCGTGACATGTCGTTGGCAGCGCCCAGCCTGGTGTTGGCCGTCTGCTGCTGGGCCTGCGCCCAGTCCTGGTCCGCCTGAAAGAGGGACCGCTGGGTCGAGACGATGTTGTTGAGCTCCGAGACCCGCGTCTCCGCCTGCTGGTGGATCGGCAAGAACAGCGCGTCGGCCTCCTGCTTGGTGATCTTGCCTGGGCCCGTGCCGACTCTCGAGTAGATGTCGCGCTGGATCGCCCCCAGCTCGGAGGCGATGTTGCCGTACGCGAGCTTCAATTCGGGGTAGGTGTAGGTCGGGGTCTGTGGCCCCTGGGCTTCTCTGAAGACCACGTTGCCCGACTCGTCGCGCTCCCAGGTGCCTTGCCGGCCGTTGACGGTGGCGACGTTGGGCGGCGGGGCGGGTGCGCCTGGGATCGCCGACGGATTGACGCTCTCGGCTCCCGTGATGGGGTCGACCTGGACCTGGATCACTCGGGTCGATCCGTCGCGCTGCTTGACCTCACGGTAGGTGATGTTCGGCTTGGTGGCGGCGGCGTCGGCCCGCTGCGCCGCGGCGAGAGCTAGCTGGTCCTGCTGGGCCTGGCGCTGCTGCGTGGCGTACTCCGCGTGGGTGAGCCTGCCGTGGCCCTGCTGCTCGTGCCACGCGCGCTCGGCGTCGAGCGATGCGGCGTTGCCGGCCTGGCTCTGGGCGACCTGCGCCTGGGCCTGCTTCGTCGCTTCCTCGGCCGCCGTCGGGGGGGCTGCCGAGGCACCGAGGTCGATGTCGTACTTGTTGGTCGCGGGGTTGAACTGCCAGGTGTGGCCCTCGCGCGTGATCGTGCGCTGGGACGCCTGCGCGAGCTCGGCGTCGGCTTTGACCTTGGCGTCCCTGACGACGGTGTTGAGCCCCACGACCGGCTCGCCGACGGGCGCGTCGCCACCGTCGGGGCCCCCGCCAGACCTGCGCTTGTACCACGTCGTCACCGTCTTCCCGTCGGGGTAGGTCACCTCGTGCGCGTAGTACAAGCCCGTGTCGCCGAACCGCCCCCTGGTCACGCCCTGCGGGAGCTGCGGTGGGAAGTTCTCGGGGTCGGTGATCCAGCGCTCGATCGGTTCGTTCGTGGCCACGAGTCCTCCCTACCGCCGGCCCAGCACGGTGTCGTCGGCGACCTTGCGGGCGGCCGTTTTCAGCCGCTGCAGGGCTTCGAGGTCGCTCGGGTTGCCGGACGCTGCCCACTGCGATTGCAGCTCGGCCCCGAACTCCCGGCGCCAGCGCTGCTTCTGGCCGGGCGTGAGTCTCACCTGGCGGCCGAGCGCGTCGTCTCGGAGCTGTGGGGGAGCCTGCATCGGCAGCCCCTCGCCCGCACGGCGGAACGCCCGGATGACGCCCGCGTCACGCTGTTCGCCGACGCGGGCGACCGCGGCGACCGGGCCCGAGGCGCCCAGCGCCTGGGGCCGTCCGAGCACGTCCTGCCGCGGCAGGACGCGGGACCTGCCCGTCACATCCGCGAGCGGGTCCTGGTACGGCAGCGAGGCCAGCAGCGCCTCGAGCGCGCCCTGCGGGTCTCGTGCTGGCATGCCCATGATCCGCTGGATCATCCGCCCTGCCCCGCCGCCGCCGACGACGTGCGGCGCGAACTGCGACGCGATCTGCTCGAAGTGGCGCTCGGCTTGCCGCGTCGGGTCTGACAACACCTTCGAGATGTTGCCGAACCCCTCAAAAAACGTGTTCTGCTCGGCGTACTGGCCCAGCCCAGCCGCAAGCGTGCCCGCCATCTCCGCCGAGAGCAGCGGCGTCCCGCTCTTCTCGGCCTCCTTGTACAGGACGGTCGCGACGACGGGCAGCGCCAGGACCCCGAGCGCTGAGAGTGGCTGGTAGTAGGTGCCGACACCCGGCACCTCGACCTTGTACGACCACGGGATCTGCCCAGGCGGCCAGGTCGACGCCTCGGCCTCGGAGTCGGGGCGCGGGCCGATCAGGGTGCCCGCGTCGTACTGCGCAGCAGCCACCGCCATCGCCGCGGTTCCGAGCGCGACCCGCCCGAGCCGCCGTTCCATCTCGCGCGGCGCCCGTCCCTGGGCCACGTCCTCGACCAGCCCAGCGAGCCCCAGCGGCGTCATGCCCATGCCCTGGGCGACGACGTTGTACGGCGTCTTGGTGAACGGCATCTCCAGTGCAGCTATGCCCTGCCCGAGGGGGCCCAGCTTGGAGATACCCGCCCGGATGGCGCCCGTCTCGCGGCGCGACTCCTGCAGCACCGAGCGCAGCGACAGCTCCTGCACGCGCTCGAGCAGCGCGGGGTCACGGGCCGCTGCCAGGACCTGCTCGGGCGTGGCCGCCCGCCCGCCGTTCCTGCGCATCGCCTCGGCGGTCGCCTCGGCCATCAGGTGGCCGCCCTGCGCCATCGTCTTGAACACGGCGTCGGCCGCGGCCAGCGCCCGCAGCGGCGACTCGACCGCAACGTTGACCGCCCCCGCCCGACCGCTCCCCCGCGGGGCAAGCCCGGGGATGTTCGTGTCGAAGCCGACGCCGCCCTGGTCCAGTTTGGCGGCTTCCTCGGCGGGGACGCCAGAGCGCATGATCTCGAGCGCCCGTCCCATGCCCTGCCTGGCGCCGTGGCGCATGCCCGCGAGACGGGCGGGCAGCTCGGCCGCAAAGACCTCGCGCGGCGTGCCCATCAGCTTCGACCTGGCGATGTCGAGGGCCAGCATCGGCGGCAGCGTGCCGACGTCGATCGCGGCCGAGGTTGCGCCGCCCAGGATGTTCTGGACGTGTGACGCGGCGTCGGAGAGCATGCCTGCGTAGCGGCCGATGTTCGCCCGCCGCGTCACGGGCTCAAGGGCCTCGCCGATCCCGTTGAGCGCGGCCTGGAGGCGTCCGTACGGGCCCGACGCCGCGGGAATGTCGGGCAGGACGAGCGAGGCGCCCTCCGCGGCTGCGGCCGGCTGAGGTGCGTTCAAGCCGCGCAAGAGGCCCGGGAGGGCGGATCTGAGCGCGTCCCCTCGCTCCGGGGGCAGCTCGGTCGCAGGCACGCCAGGATGTCGTCTCAGGTCTGGAGGCGCGTAGCCGCTCGGGCCGCGCTCCAGCGGCGGGACCAGCTCCTCGCCCAGCCCCGCCATCCGCGCCTGGCGGGCCGGCAGGTTCCCGAGCGTCCCAAGCGCGCCCTCTGCCCGTTCAGCCCCCGCCCCGAGCCGCCCGGCCGCCCGCAGCCCGGCCCGGACGCCGCGCGTCGCCGCCAGCGGGCCGAGCGCCCCGACCGCGAAGCCCTTCAGCGCGGCGTTCGGGTCGTCCGGGTTCATCTCCTGGTTGATCTGTGCGCCCACGCCCCCCGAGACCGACGACGCCAGCCCTTGGCCCAGCACGCGGTTCACGCCGGCCAGCCGGTCTGGGGGGGCCTCTCCAGGCAGCGTGCCGGCCGTCGCCAGCGTTCGGTCGCCCGTCCTGACCATCTGCGACCACTCGCGGGCCGCGTCCAGCTTGCCCTGGGTGTACTCCTCCTGTCGGAGCGCGCCCATCAGATCCTGCTGCAATTCGGGATCATCGGGCAGGCGGGCCAGCTCCCGCTCGATGCGCGCCCGCTCGATCCGCGCCGTGGTGTACGCCCCGTTGGCGTCCGCGATCCGTCGCTCGACCTCGCGGAGGTCGGCTCGTGACGGTACCACCCCGAACCCCGCGTTCAGCCGCTCGCTGAGGTCGATCTGGGGGGTGATCTCGGGGCCGATGCCGGCCGCCCTGAGGTCCGGGTGCACGGCGTCCCTCGGGAAGCGGGAGTCGGCCAGGAATTCCGACGACGTCTCGCCGAGCTGCTCGCGCACGACGCCGCGCACGTCGCCGCGCAGCGGCGGGTACGCCTGTCCGTACTCCTCGGGGAGGGCGCCCAGCGTCCCTGGGGCCGCCACAGATCCCTCGGCCGCCATCCTGGCGTCAGCCGCGGCCAGGCGCTCGGCGTTGCCGGCCCAGGCATCGGAGAGCCCGGACGCAGCACGCCCCACGGCGCCCCTGACGGCCGTGGCCGCGGTGTCGCCGGCCGACTCGAGCGCCCCCGTGAAGCGGGACGCGGCGGGGCCGGCGGCTGCGGGCAGATGCCCGCCTATCGGCAGGTTCAGCGCGGCCTGGAGCGGGGCGCTGGGTGCCAGCGTCAGCGCTATGTCGGTCGGGCCGACCCGCCCGAACGGGGTGTCCATGCCGAGCGGGCCCTCGCGCCCCAGCCCGACGGGCGTGCCCAGCGCGTTGCCGGTCTCGTAGATCGCCTCGGGGGTGGCCGCGACGGCGGCGTGTCCGAGCGCGAGCCCGCGGTGGATCGGCTCGAGCGCCGAGGTGGCAGCGCCAAGCAGCGGGTTCGAGATCACCTCGCGGTTGCGGGCCGCGATCTCGTCCTCCGCCCGGCTGGCCTCCTCGATGCGCCGCTGGTACGCCTGCCCCGCAGGCGTCGCAAGCAGCCCCGCGCCGAAGTCCACCCCGCCCGACTGCCCGGCGTTGGCCTCCTCGACCGCGGCCTGGTTGGCGCGGTAGCCCGACGACAGCGTGTCCGTCAGCCCCGTGATGCCCTGGCCGATGGTGCTCCCGGCGCTCGACAGGCGCTCCTGGAGCGAGGCTGCGAGGTCTGAGGCGGTCTGGGACATCGACGAAATCCCTACCATCGACTGCGTCGACGGTGTCTCAGGGGCCGGTGCGGGCGCCTGAGGGGGTGAGATGGGCGACGACAGCGTCCCGCCGTCGGTGGGATCGTTGTACGACGACCCGAGCGCCGGCTCCTCCTCCTCCTCGTCCGGCATACCGGCCATCCACCGCAGCGTGCGCGAGACCGACGAGCTGACCATGACTCAGCCCAACCCGAAGCCGAGCTGCTGGAGCTCGCGGGCCTCGTCGAGCGTCGGCGGGCGCCCGTTCGCGCGCTCGAAGGCCGCGGCGACGTTCTGGTGGAGCGCCTGCGCGGCTGGCTGCGGGTGGCTCTGGGCCGCCGTGGGGCCGCCGAGCGCCCGGGCCGACTGGACGTAGCGGTCCCAGTTGAAGCTGTGTCCTGGATCCGACTTGCCCGAGCGCTTGCCCTGCTCCAGCTCCTCATGCCCGACGAGCGCGTTGCGATCGATGGCGAACCCGTAGCGGCGCGACCAGTCGGCCGTCAGCTGGGCCAGGCTCCGGTACTGGGCGTCGGTAAACGGGACGCCGCGCTCGTTGTCGCGGGCGGACTGCACGAGCTCGATGCCGAGGCGGTCGGCGTTGTTCTCGCCCGCGTGCCAGGTCTGGCGGTCGAGATCCCCGACGGTGTAGATCGAGCCGTCGGTCCCGATCACGGCGTGCGCCGAGACCTGGCTCTGCGGGTTCGCGAACCACGAGAGCGTGCCCTGGAGCTCGGCCTCGGGCGTCGCGCCCTGACCCCTGGTGCTGTGGACGACAATGCCCCTCGTGCCGGTGCGGGGGCCGCCGAGGTTCGGGGTCGCGAAGACCTGGGCTGTGGGGGCAGGTCCCGCGGCCGCCGCGGGTGGGGGCTCCCAGACGGGTCCAGGTGCCAGTGGCGGCCCTCCAGGCTCGCCAGGCGTGGGCCGGGCAGCGGGAGCCGCCACCACCGCGGCCGCCGCTGCTGGCGCGGTGACGCCGATCGGCCTGGCTGACTCCAGTCCCGTCCTGTTCTCGATCCCCAGCGGGGCTGCCGCGTGCCACTGGCCCCAGCCGGCCCGGGCGACCTCGTCCAACCCGAACTCGACCGCCCGGCGCCAGTGCGCGGGATTCCGTGGGTCGATGCCCGCCTTGATGGCTGCCGAGCCGACGCCGCCCTCAACGTTCAGCTGGAGCGGTCCGTAACTCTGCTCGCGCCGGCCGCGGTAGACGACGTCCGACTGCCGCACGGGGTCCGAGAGCCCGCCCTCGGCACGAGCCACCTGCACGGCGATGTCGGGGTTGATGCCGCGAGCGCTCGCGGCCTGTCTGATAAACGCCTCGATCTCGCCTGGGGCACCGGCGGCAGCAGCAGGGGGAGGCGACGCTCCGGCCAGGGAGGGCCGCGGACCAGAGCCGAGGGGGGCACGATCGGCAGCGAGCGGAGCGGGGGCCACGGCTCCCGTCAGGCTCTCGAACGACGGCAGCGTGAAGGCGGCGGTGTCGGTGGCGTTGCGCGGTGCTGTGCCACGGCTGGGCGCTGTGGGGGCCTCGGGCACCAAGGACCCGCCCGTCATCTCGGCGAACGACGGCAGCGCGAAGGACTCGATCCCGAAGGAATCGGCCGCGCGTCGGGGCGCGGGCAGCGCCGTGGCCGGCGGTGCCGGTCGCGCGGCGAACGGGTCCGGTGCCGACGCCGTCGCGGCGAACGGGTCCGGAAGGGGCTCCCAGGAAGTCCGCCCCGAAGGGGCACCCGGACTTCCTGGGTACCCAAGCCTCGGGACCGGGCTGAGCGCTGGCGCGCGGAACGCCTCGGTCAGCCCCACCAGTCCCTCGCCCACCCGCTTCTTGATGTCCTCGACCATCGGCGTGGTCGATCCCAGGAAGTCGAGGGCGTCAGCCTTGCCCAGCAGCGACGACGGCAGGTAGGTCATCCTGGCTCGCTCCGCCCTACTGGCCGAGCCGCGAGCGCTGGTAGGAGCGCATCTCGCGGTCGGGGTCGTAGCCCTGGTACGTGCCGGCCGACTTCAAAAAGCCCAGCTCGTTCGCGTCCATGCCCTCGAGCGTCTGCGCCCCCAGCTTCCGGAAGCCGGACTGGTACATCTTCCCGAGCGACTGGAGGGTCGGGTCTGACGACAGGTCGGGCGCTGCATTCGACAGGTACGCCATCGAGGCGGGTGTGCCGCCACCCGCTACTCGCCTGGCGGGTGCCCGCCAGCCTGGGTCGCTAATGCCGATGCGGTCGCCGGCCGCTTGTCGGTTGCCTGGTTGCCAGCCTGGGTCCGTAATGCCGATGCGGTCGCCGGCCGCTTGTCGGTTGCCTGGCTGCCAGCCTGGGTCGGTGATGCCGATGCCGCCGGCTGCGCCTCGGTTGCCCGGCTGCCAGCCTGGGTCGCTAATGCCGATGCGGTCGCCGGCCGCTTGTCGGTTGCCCGGTTGCCAGCCCGGGTCCGTAATGCCGATGCCGCCACCCGCTCGTCGGTTGCCTGGCCGCCAGCGTGGGTCCGTAATGCCCGCGCCCCCGTAGGCGGACCCGCCGCTCTGCAGTTGCATGTACGAGCCAGGAGCACTGCCCATGTTGGGAATGCCACCCGCGTACGGGCTCGCCGCCGGGGCCGGCGTCCCTGGGCCGGAGCGGGCCTGGTAGCCCTGAAGCTCGGCCAGGTCCTGGGGCGAGACGTCGCCCTGGCCAGCCGCGGCGAGCTCCGCCCGCCGAGCCATGATCTGCTGGTAGCGCGCCTGCTCCTGCGGAGAGAGCGGGGCCTGGGCCGTCGGCGCCGACTGCGCTCCTGCCTGGGGGGCTGCCGGCTGGGCGTATGGCTGCTGGGGATACGGCTGCTGGGGATATGGCTGCTGGGGATACGGCTGCTGGGGATACGGCTGCTGGGCGTACGGCTGCTGGGGATACGGCTGCTGGGGAACGACTGGCTGGAGGTAGCCGACCTCGTTGAGCTGGCCCTGAATGGTCTGCCCCTCCGGGGCCGTGCCCGGGGCCGGCGCCTGCCCGCCCTGGCCCGCGAGCAGCCCAGGGAGGTTTTGGGCGAACTGCTTGTACTGAAACAGCATGTCGGGGCGCGAGCGCATCTCGGCCGCGGTCTGGGCGACGTTCAGGCCGAACTTCTGCTGATCGAGCCCGAAGCGACGCGCCAGCTCCGTCTCATCGAGCCCGAACCGGCGGGCCAGCTCCGTCTCGTCAAGCCCGAACCGGCGGGCCAGCTCCTGCGCCTCGAGGGTCTGCCGGCCCCCGTACATGCCCGTCAGCCCGCCCTCGTCGAGCCCGAACCGTCGCAGCCGGTCGGCCTCGTCGGCCCCGAACCTGCGCTCGTCCAGGCCGTAGCGCCGGTCCGTCTCGCGCTCGTCGAGCCCCACCCTGCGCTCATCGAGGCCGTAGCGCCGGTCCGAGTCGCGCTCCTCGAGCCCATACCTGCGCTCATCGAGCCCAAACCTGCGTTCGTCGAGGCCGTAGCGACGGAGCAGCTCGGCCTCATCGATGCCGAGCCGCTGCGCCTCGAGCTTCAGCTTGTCGCGGTCGATCCCGAGCCGTCCCTCCATGGTCCGCTCGTCAAGCCCGAACCGCCGCCGCAGCTCCTCCCGCTCGAGCGTCTCCCTGCCACCGACGTAGCCCGTGGCGTCGGCCTGCCACTTATCGCGGGCAAAGGTCGGGTTGCCGCCGTAGTAGCCCGTCAGGTCGGCCTCGTTCAGGCCGTACTGCTTGTCGAACTGGCGGACGTTCTCTTTGAGCGTCTCGTCCGCGATGCGGGTTTGCTGCTCCTTGTACCAGCGGTCGACTGCGAGCTTCTCCGCCTCGGTCTGCGCGTTCAGCTTGGCGATTTTGTACTGCATGTCGACGGCGGCCATTTTGTACTTGAGGTCGGCCTGCCGGTTGGCCCTGGACTCGCCCAGCGTCAGGTCAAAGCGGCGATTCGAGCCCTGCTCGATGCTCGCGTAGTAGTCCTGGAGCGACTGTGGCGGCTGCTCAGGCCAGCCGTACCCCCCGCCGGGCCCGTACTGGGGCATGACTTAGCCCTCCTCAAGCGGAGCGGGGCCAGCGGCGGGCGGTCCCTCAACCTGCTGCGCTGCCGCCCGCCGCTCGGCCCGCTCGGCCATCCGGTTCGCGAACGCGATCTGATCCTTCACTCGGGGCCGGCCCGCCTTCATGAGCTGCTGCCGAAACGGGAACTTCCGGGTCGCGATGTCGGTCTTGATGTTCCACTCGTCGCCGCCCTGGCCGAGCCCCTCCTGCCAGACCTGGGCCTCGGCCTCGGGCGTGAACGTCGGGTCCTGCTTCATCCACAGCTCAAGGTCTCTCGCCTCGGAGGTGTGCTCGGTCCCTGGTGGCCGGCCGTACTGGGCCCCCATCTCGCGGGAGATGCGATGATCGTCCTCGGTCAGGGCCCGAGCTGTTCGCTCGTCCAGGCTCATGTCGCGCTCGTCTTGCACGGCTCACCTCATCCTGGGCGCGTGGGTGGCGACGGCAGGCCCGAGGTGTCGCCGCCGGCCGCCGCGATGTTCTGCAGTGGGCCCGTCTGCATCCCAGCCCCGACGATGCCCGCAAGCTGGCTCAGGCCGGGATTCGGCACGCCCATCCCTGGGACCGACGGCGGCGGCCCGCCGCCCATCCCTGGCGGCCCCATCCCTGGCGGCGGGGCCATCTCAGGGGGCATCCCTGGCGGCCCGCCGACGCCCTGCAGCAGCCCCATCGGCACCGGACTTTCTGGGGTGCTGTTCGGGGCAGCGGTCTGGTCGGCCATCGCCTCCAGCAGGTCGGCCTGCTCCTGGTCTGCGGCGTACTGCGCGGCCAGTCGCAGCCGGCGGGCCTGGACGATCGGGGTCTTGGCCAGGTCTTCGGCGGCGATGGCGGCCTCGGTGACCTCCGGCGCCGGGTCGCCGTCCTCCTCCAGGAACTGCCTCGTCGTCATCAGCCGCTGCTTGACCAGCTCGACGTTCTGCTGCCTGCGGGCGAGGTCCTCGCCGCGCTTGCGCTTCCACTCGGCCATGTACTCGTAGACGCCGCCTGCGTCCTTCGGGTCGAGCACGATCGGGGCTCTCGACGGCGAGACGCGCGCCCCCTGCTGCTGGATCGGCACCGACTGGTTGCGGGCGATCGGGATCGGTGTGTCGAACCGCTCCGAGACCAGGCAGCCGACCTCCAGCAGGGTCGAGGCGACGTCCTCGTAGAAGCGCCTGACGCCTTCCTGGCACTGGTCGAGCGCGGTCAGCGCGTCGCGGCTCATGACCGACTGCCCGATCGCGGAGTCCGACTCAGATCCCCCGAAGGCGGCGGGGCTGGGCCCCTCGCGCTGGGCGTCGGCCTCGTACGAGCGGTACAGCGCGAGCGCGTCGCGGCCGGCGCCTGGGTGCACCAGCCCCTGCAGGTCGCCGGCGACCGGGATCAGGCTCATCCGCTTGATCGGCTGGGTCAGTGGCAGCCCCGCGTCGGCCATCGCCCGCACGACCTCGGGGTCGGGCTTGTAGGCCCAGCCCATAAACGCCGTGTTGTAGGTGTGCACGGTCATCGAGGTCCGGATGGCGTTCTTGGCCTGCCACATGCCCGAGAGCAGCAGTGGGAACTGGATCGAGCGCAGGTCGGGGTTGGGGTGGGCCCATCTGAGGCCGTAGCCGTAGCAGATCGGCAGCCGCTCGAGCCCCCAGTCGCGGTACAGGTCGAGCACCCCGTCGACCAGCACCTCGTCGCCGCCCGAGTCTCGCCGTCCCGTCGGGCGCCCCTCGACGCAGAACGCGGCGAAACAACCGTCCTCGTCCTCGAGCCACGCCTCGTAGAGCGTGACCTGGTCGAGCGAGGAGCCGCCCGAGCCGCCCACGAGCGCGAGGCCAGGGGCGACCTCGGCCGTGGATGGCGTCATCTTGGCGTCGTCCATCCCCTCCCAGCGCCAGCCGTCTCGGATCAGCTGGGAGCGGCTGTGCTGGGAGCGGACCAGCAGCCCGTCGACCGTGACCTTGCGCCTGGGCCCCGTGATGCGGGGGTTGATCGGGACGCACTGCAGACGGGAGAGCAGGCGGACCTCGAACGGGAAGTGCCGCGCCATGTAGTCGAGCTTGGCCGCGGAGTAGGCGCGGGCGGTCTTGCTGCCGTCGGGTGCGCCGTCGTAGTCGTCCTCGTCGGGGGACCGGCCCTTGCTGTCTCGGGTGTAGCGGCGGTGGTACCCGGCTTCCTCGCCGGCCTCGTCGTACTCGTACAGCTCGGGCAGCTTGCCGTAGCCGAACTGGGCGTCTCGGAGCTGGACGATGCCCGCCATCTCGCCCTCGATCACCAGCATGTCGGCGGCGTCGTCGCGGGAGAACAGCTCCTCCATCGCGGAGTGCCCCCACAATTCGAGGCGGGTGGCCGTCGTCTCAGCTTGGATGCCCGTCCCGATCGGGTGGCGGACCAGCGCCAGCTCGCGCGACGCGATCTTGTTGACCAGGTGGAGCGGGACGGTCTGCTGCTCGGGCCCGTCGAAGCAGCGGTCTTTGAACCCCTGCATGTCGGGGTCGATCGGGGTCTTCTTCTCGCCGAGCACGGTCGCGCGGCTGGCCTCGATGCGCAGCCGTGAGCGCTCCATCGTGTCCCAGTAGGACGCCTGCAGCTCCAGCATCGAGCGCACCGGGAAGCGCCCGCTCGAGACCCGGCGGGTCGGGTCCGCGACCATCAGGACCCCCCGACCAGGTAGAATGCAGTGCACGAAACCCCCGCGATGCTTGGGGCATCCGGGGGCGTGACACCGACTGTTAGGAGCAGCCGATGTACCCTGAGCTTACCACGCGACAGACCCGTCTCTTCTGGGCGAAGGTCGCCCCGCCCGATGCCGGGGGTTGCCGCGACTGGCTGGGATCTCGCAACCGGACGGGCTACGGGCAAGCCTGGATTCGCCGCCGCGCCTATCTCGCCCACCGTCTCGCGTTCTTGCTGGCCGGCGGCGTGCTCGGCGACGAGACACCGTTGGTCTGCCACCGCTGCAACCGCTCGATCTGCTGCGAGCCGGGCCACCTGTACGCCGACGATCACGCCGGCAACATGCGCTACAAGAGGGAGCAAGCGCGCGGTGCGGTTGGCGACCGCAACGGGACACGACTGCATCCCGAGCGGGTCGCCAGGGGCGAGCGCCAGGGCCTCTCCAGGCTGACGGCCGAGCAGGTCCAGGCGATACGCGGCGTCCGCGCTCGGGGAGCAACCTTCACGTCGATAGCCCAGCGCCTCGGCGTGGCTCGGTCCACGGTGGCGCGAGCCATCAAGGGCGAAACCTGGGCGCACGTTACCTAGCAGCATCACCCGACCACCAGCCGACGGGCAGCCCGATACATCTCGGCCAGTTCGGGCTGCCCGTCGGGGGCAAAACACAGCATTAGCGCCTCGGCCCGGTCGGGGCTCTTGATGCCACGTCGCACCGCGTCCTCCTTGCGCTCGATCTTGACCCGTCCGCGGAGGTCGTGGTCGTACTTGAGGCCGGCCAGCTGGCCGAGCAGCAGCCGGTCGGTCAAGCCCTTGACCGTGCCATCCTTGAACCGCTCGCGCAGGCCCCAGTAGTACTCGGCTTTCAGGTTGGCGAACCGTTCGCGGGCCTCGTCGCTGGTTGGGGCCGATCCGACGTTGACGTCGCGGACCGTGACGCCTGCGTCCTGGAGCGAGCGGGCGAGGTAGTGGCCGATGCCGGCCGTGTCGACGGCGACCTTGGTGAGGCCGCGGTGTCGCCAGGTGCGCAGCGCATCCAGGATGTGCCCCCGTGGGTCGGGGTCCAGCCAGGCGTGCAGCTCGAGGATGGCATCGCCCTGGCGCACACAGAGCACGGTCTCCGCCTCGCCAGGTCCTGCAACGTCAAGGCCCCCGACCACGGCTCCAGCCGTTCGATCGTAGGCTGCCGGCCGCGCTCGGGCGTCATCGAGCCACCTCCACTCGATCAGGGCTGAGGCCTGGTCGGCGATGAACTCGGCTTCCAATTCCTGCCGCGCGAAGTCACCGCTGTACTGCGAGCGCAGGCTCGAGACGAACGCCTGGTCGACGAACGGGTTCTGCGCGGTCGCGGCTCTGTGCACGGCGGTCTGGTCGGTCGCGTCCACGACGAAGGTCTGGTAAACCCAGTTCATCCCTTTGGGGGTCGTCGTGAGCCAGGCTTCGCCGAGCTCGCCGTGCTGCCGGAGCCGGCCGATGGTGATCGGCCAGGTCGAGGGGTGACAGAGGGCGGCCTCGTCGATCCAGGCCCAGGCGGCGTTTGGGCCGCGGAGGCGCTCGGGGTCGTCGGCCGATCGGAAGATGACCTCGTCGCCCGTCTTGAGCACCAGCCGCATCTCGTTGCCGACCACGCGCTCGACGAGCGGGGCCCAGACGTCGAGGGCCGTGCGCCAGGTGGCGTCACGGAGCATCGGGTAGGACGGCGAGACGACCAGGCCGAGTGACGGCCTCGCCACGCCGAAGCGGCGCAGCAGGGCGCGGGCAGCCCCTGCGTAGGTCTTCCCCGCGCCGACCCCGCCGACGAACAGCACGAACGGGTGCGGGTCGTCCACGAAGTCGCACTGCGTGTCGGAGAGGCGGAGCCTGCGGCCCCCGCTAGCCGGCGCTTCGGCGATCATCAACGCGCTCCACCACGATCCGGAGGGGGCCGCCGTCGCCGCCTGTCAGGGCCGCCTTCGGCTCCCAGAGGCCGGCGAGC